CAGAACTCGCTCTCGGGGTTGTAGAGCTCGCCCAAGTCTTCGGGCGTGTAGCAGCACTCATCGCAGAGCTTAACCGTGTATGGTTCGCGATCCTGCATTTGCGCCTCCTAGATCATCGAACCTGGCATGAAGCAACGGATCTCGACTGAGAGTGTTCCGCCGAGCGCGCGGTTATATATCGGCCACACCATCGTCTTACCGACGCGATTTGGCTCCGTAATTACCGCTTCATCAGGTACGTCGAACCATTGGCCTTCGATACGCACGCGGTAGTGATTGCCTTTGGCCTCCCAATCGACATCGCTTAACGCGGTACCGTCCGCGTCCGAGCAGCACGGTCCTTTGCCGCTTCTGAGGCTATCGAACCAGGGCTTGAGCGGCGAGTTGGCGTAGCGGCCGTAGTCGCGCGCGTGCGCCTTGAATGGGAAAGTAAGAGCAAGCAGAGCAGAAAGAAACAACAAGATCGCGATGAGGCTTTGAATGAGCCGGTGGCGCATGACATCCTCCTTTTGTGAAAGAGCCGTCACGCAATTGTACCTTGCCTTGGCAGGAGGCTCGTTCGCACGCGGTATACTGTGTGGATGACAACGCTAAAGCTCGGGAAGCTCCCGGCACGAATCTCAGATAAATCAGTGCTCTCGGATTACTCGGCCGCGACGGGCTTCGACCCGAATGACCCGTCGACCGACCAGGGCACGGATATGCAGGCAGCGGCCTCGTATCGCAAGAAAACGGGCATCCGGGACGCCAAAGGCAAGCGACACAAGATAGATGGTTACCTGGCTATCAGGAGCCCGTACGAACTCAAGCAGGCGGTGTGGCTCTTCGGAGCGGCCGGTCTTGGTGTGGAATTTCCCAAATCAGCGATGAAGCAGTTTGACGCCGGTAAGCCCTTCACAGTCGAGAAGAGCGGCATCACGGCCGGCCACTATATGCCGGTCATCGGCTATGACAAGAACTGGGTCTACCTCGTCACTTGGGGGAAAGTCGTGCAGGCAACGTACGGCTGGGTAAACAAATACATGGATGAGAGCATCGCGTATCTATCGCTCGAGATGCTGAAGAACGGCAAGTCGCTCGAAGCGTTCGACCTGATCACCTTGCAGAAGGACATTGCGGCGATTTAAGCATCATTGCATCGATGTAAGTTGTGGCGTGGTAAAATTTCGTGCAGGTCATAGAAAGGAGGCCTGCATGGGTGTGCTTGACAAGCTCTCGCCACGGGAGCGGCAAGTCTTAGAACATGTCGTGCTGCGCGGCATGAGCAATAAGATGGTAGGAAGGACATTGGGGCTTTCACACCGCACGGTGGAGGACCATAGAGCCAGTGCGATGAAGAAACTCGATGTCAAAAACAAAATCGAGCTTGCCCACCTTATCGCCTCTTCTTCCTAAAGACTAAAACGAGCCGGCTGCGTGGTCCGGCTCGTTTTTCTTCGTGGTATGCTCGAGGATATGGAATTATCCGACGTCCTCAATGAGCGCGGCAGCCGCTACGGAGAGTTCAAATGCAACGCGGCGCTAAGCCAGAATATAAAAGCGGCGATGAAGCTCAGTCACAAGTGGAGCGCCCTTGCCCCTGATCAATGCGAGGCGCTGGAGATGTTCGCTGCAAAGATAAGCCGCATACTTACCGGCGATCCTGACTACGCAGACAATTGGGACGACATCACCGGCTACGCGACCCTTGTCGCTAATCGCTTGAAGACGAATACGCCAACTGCATCGTAGCACGGCAATATCCCCACACGCGCCAGAAGCTGCGTACATCGCGATGCTACAATTGCGCCAAGTATGCCGACTTGGCTCACCAACATCTTCTCGCGATCATTCGAAAAGGAACAGATCCAGCCAAATCGCTATGAAGGTTTCAACGACAATGGCGTTATATTGCGCGACAGGCGCGGCACTCTCAAACAGGAGATGCCGGAAGTCACCGAGAAGGGCATCGCATTCGGTTCCGATCCGCTCGCAATATATCGACCGACCAATACCAAGGACGTAAACGCATCGCGCGCGATGGCCAACTTCAGCGGCTGGGTATTCGCCTCGGTGAATGCCATAGCCAGCGAAGTCGCAAATATACAGATACGCCTCTACAAGCTCAGCGAGGACGAACATCAGGAAGTTGTCGACCATCCGCTCCTCACGCTACTCGAGGGCGTGAACGAGACGATGACCGGCATCGAGCTCAAATACACGACGATGGCGCATCTCGAGCTCGCCGGCAATGCCTACTGGCTCCTCGACGGCGTGAAGAGCGACACTGACCAGCCCCGAGCCATATACCCGCTCAATCCAGGTTCAATGCATGTTCGGCTCAACAAGTCGTCTTTTCCGTATCGCATCTCGCACTACGAATACCACGTCGACGGCAACATCATACGGTTCGAAACGTACCAGATGCTCCACCTCAAATATCCCGACCCCAACGACCCCTTCGTCGGCATCGGTGTGCCGCAGACAATCCCGAGCTGGATAGACAGCGACAACTACGCGATGGAATACAATCGCAAGTTCTTCCAGAACGGTACGAGCATCGGCCTGTTCATCCAGACCGACACGAACGTCGAAGGCAACATCGATCGCATAAGGAAGGGCTTTGATAACCGATACGCGGGCGTCGATAATGCGCACAAAGTCCCGGTACTGCCGAAAGGAGTAAAGCTCGAGCACTCCGGCGTCACCCAGCGTGACATGGATTTCTCTGTCCTTACCGAAGCCACTCGCGACCGCATACTCGCGGGCTTCCGCGTCTCAAAGACTATACTCGGCACCGCCGAAAGCGACACGAACCGCTCGACCGCGGAGACTGCTGACTACGTCTTCAGCAAACGCACCATCAAACCGAAGATGCTCCTGATCATCTCCTATTTGAATGAGTTCCTGGCCGCGCTATGGCGACGATCTGTATCTCACATCGATGACACCACCGCGATCGGAAAGCGGCTCAACGAACTGACCAGCAAGCAAGTCGCTGTTAAAACTGCAACACCGCCGCCGCGCAGACTGCCGGTCTGCCTTCGCTGTGACGATACCGGCTGGATGAAGGACGGCCGTAACTGGAGAACATGCAGCGCTTGTTCCGACCGCTGCAGAATTTTGCCAGCAAACAGTCAGACCGCGCCTCCTTCCGCCTATCAGGTCCCGCCGATGCAGCCCATCGGCGCAAAACCATCACCATTAATCGTGGGTTGGGCTGGTAGGCAAGAAGGCGCACGCTTTCTAGATACCGTCTGCCTGTGATTTGTTCGCACGCGCGTCTACGTAAGGTTGCGCGCGATCTCTGTTGAAAATGGCCGCCCGGCCGGCTGGATGCGGAAATGCCGGGCGGCCTCCTGATGCCGGCGGGGAGCGCCGGCCTCAAGCTCTCAATCGCACTACAATTCGGCGCCAAGCTCGGACACGGCTTGATGCTTGGACACGGCATATCCGCGCCCGGCGATCGGCGGCAAGTGAACAAAGCGACGGATGGCGAGTTTTTCCCGTTTACCCTAACGGACGCGAATATTGCGGAGGCTGAACTCCGGCTGAGCCAAGACACCGGTACTTGCCTGTCGGCCGGCGCTCCGCGTCACAGGTCTACAATACTGCTTGCCGATCCCGCATTCGCAGCAGCAATCAATGCCATCGCATTCGTCAAGAATTTCCAGATATGGAAAAAATTGACGAACCAGCACCTCTGCCATAGCATCATCTTCCTTCGCGTCGAAAGAATATCCGGTGCCCCTCGGTTGAGCGGCCGCGCTCGTGACAGACGCCGCGCTCGGCGATATGGTCGACGGCAAGAGTGACGTGCATGTTGTTAATCGCGGACGGGATACGAAAAGGGGCCGTTTCTTGGCGGGAAACAACAGGGGCGGCCGCAAGGTCGGTTCGCGCGTCCGAATTGCCGAGCGGTGTCTTGCCGATCTCGCCGAGGTGTGGGAAATCGAAGGCAGAGGCTCTTAGGCAAGTCAAGGCTTTCGCCCGAGCCGCGCGCGACGGACCCAAATGATCAAACGCAAGCCGCTGGAATTGCCGCGCGAAGTCGCCCGCCGCTTTTCGAGGACATGCGCGCATTTCATCGGTCATCGGCGAATACAAATCGCAGTATCGGCTGACGCCGGCGTCTGGCGGATCGCCTTCATTGGTGACGAATCGCTAACCAATTTGTGGCAGCGTCGCAGGCGCTGGGCGGAAGCGGTAAGTTTGCCATGCGCCTTAATGTTTGGTTCTTGATCTCCCTTATTATGGCGGTCGCTTCGGTCGTCGGCGTCTTCATTTTTTCCCACTTGTCAGTGCGAACGCTTTCTGGATCGCGGTCGCAGCGTATGCATGCGGCGACTCGAGGCGCGATTCTCGACGCGCAAGCGGATGTTCCAGGCGGCCCGGGATCACGACATCACCTTGAAGGCGTTGATCCTGGCCGCACTGCGGGAGAAATACCCCGAGCTCGGCATTGAGGATGCCGACCTTATTGACCTGAGAGCTAAGCCAATGAGCGAAGTCACCTGGCAGACAGACCCGGAGTTCATCGGCGCCAACCACGCCGAGCACGCGATGGTTGGCGACTACGAGCTGTTGGTGTTCGATCTGCCGGCCGATCGCGCCGGCCCCGCCTTCATCGGCTGGGAATTATTC